CGTCGAAGCAACACCAGTTGAAGCACCAGCGGTTGAAGCTGCTCGCCCAACTGTAACAGCAATGGCTTACACAAAGCCACGCATTGAAGTAACAGCTGCTAAATATGCAGAGAACACAATCCGCGCAGCACTAGGTGATGAGTCAGCTCGTCAATACCTACTTGCAGCAGCAGACACATCAGACAACGCAGGTCTAGTACCAACACGTCAATTGTCTGAAATTATCAACCCACTCGGTACAACAATCCGCCCATCAATCGATGCAATCTCTCGCGGAGTGCTTCCTGATGCAGGTATGACATTTGAAATCCCAAAGATTACACAGATGCCAACAGTTGCTATTGAGCCAGAAGGTGACGCATTTAGCGACACAGATCAGAACTCATCTTTCCTATCTGTAACAGTACAGAAGTATGCAGGACAACAGACATTCTCTGTTGAATTGCTAGATCGTACATCTCCAGCGTTCTTCGATGAACTCGTTCGCAACATGGCTGCTGCTTACGCTAAGGCAACAAACTCAGCAGTGAACGCAGCACTTATTTCAGGTGCTTCACTTGATGCGACAACAGTTGCAACATACCCAACAAAAGAAGAACTTATCGCAATGGTAGGCCGCGGCGCTGCATCTGTATATGGTGCAACAGCAGGACTTCCAAACCCATTTGCTCGCAACATGGTCGTATCAACAGGACAATGGGCAAACATCATGGGTCTAAATGATGCAGGTCGTCCAATCTACACAGCAACAAATCCAATGAACGCTGGTGGCGCAGTAGCTCCAACATCACTCACAGGTAACGTTGCAGGACTCAACCTATACGTTGATCCAACAAACGGCGGAGATGGCGATGGAACAATCCTCATCGTAAACCCAGATGCTTACACATGGTATGAGTCACCAACATATCGCCTACGTGCAGAATCAACAGCAGCAGGTCAAGTAACTATCGGTTACTACGGCTTCGGAGCAATCGCAACTAAGGTTGCTGCTGGTGCGTTCAAGAACAACAAGGCATAAGTAACACCCTAAGTCGCTGGGAGTGGGGCGCAGCCCTTGCTCCACTCCCAGTCTTTAGAAAGGATATGGAATGTCACTTTGCACAGTTGCAGAACTTCGCTCAGCACTAGGTGTTGGCTCGCTATACGCTGATGCCACCCTTCAACAAACTTGCGATGCAGCTGATGCCGTCATTCTTCCTATGCTATGGAGTCCTACTTACTTCACAGTAGCTCATGGCAACATTGTTGGCACAGGAACTCTCTATTTTGATGAGCCTGTGAAAGAAATCTTTTATGTTGGTCAAACTGTAACTATTGCCAATTCAGGTTCTTCTTATAACGGAAGCAAAGTGATTACAGCCGTTGGCGATTACTTTATTAGCATGGCTACAAATCACAGCACAGTACAACCTAAACATGCTATTGCACCTTTTGGAACAGTTGCTTCAAGAACTTACACAGACTGGACAGCCGATTCAGCAGTCCAAGAAGCTGCGCTTTTAATTTCAGTCGATATTTGGCAATCACGCCAAACTTCAAGCACAGGCGGCGTATCACCAGACTTTACTCCTAGCCCATATCGCATGGGAAATACTTTACTCGCTCGCATCAGAGGGTTAATTGCTCACGCACTTGACCCACGTTCGATGGTCGGATAATGCCAGTTGCTCTTACTACTCTTAGAACCACGATTGCGACAGCATTAGTCAATAACGCTAAGTGGCAAACATTTGCATTCCCACCAGCCACAGTTCTGGCTAACTCTGTAATCGTTTCGCCTTCTGATCCATATCTTGAGCCAAACAACAATCAACACAACACCATTGCACCAACAGCTAACTTTAGAATAATTATCACAGTACCTTTGTTCGATAACGAAGGAAACCTCAATGGAATTGAAGATGCCTTAGTTGGCGTGTTCAACAAACTCGCAGCATCCACCTTGACCTATAATGTGGGAGCAGTAAGCCAGCCAAGCGTTCTGAACGCGGCATCTGGTGACTTGCTTACCTGTGAGATGTCACTATCCGTTCTAACCACCTGGAGTTAATATGTCCGAATGGGAACAAGAAAACGAAGCCTTCCTGAAGAAAATCGGGCAGGTTAGCACACCAGCACCAAAGCCAGCATCTACTAAGAAAGACGAGGAATAATCCTAATGGCTGTATTTCTAAATAACAATGTCGGCGTTAAGATTAACACTGTTGATCTTAGTGACCATGTAACAGCAGTTACAATCAACCGCGTATTCGATGAACTCGAAGTAACAGCAATGGGTGATAACTCACACAAGTTCGTAAAGGGCTTGGAAGCATCAACAGTTACAATCGACTTCCTTAATGACACAGCATCAGCTAACGTCCTTGCAACACTTCAAGCTGCATGGGGAACAACTGTTACTTGCGTATTCCTACAGACAAAGGGAACAATAGTTTCTGCTACAAACCCTCTATACACAGTTTCATTGCTAGTCAATAACACAACAGACATCAATGGTGCTGTTGGCGATATCGGCACACAATCAATCACATTTACTGCAAACTCAACCATTGCGGTAGCCACAACAGGCACTTTCTAAACAACTAACCAAAGGGGCACAGCATGGCAAAGTTAAAAGTAACAAGGGCAGATGGATCAGTTGGCGAATACCCAATTACTCCATTGGTGCAGTATGGTTTTGAGATTTACGCTAAGAAGGGCTTTCACAAAGCGTTCATCGAAGATCAGAAGCAAAGCGATATCTTCTGGCTAGCCTGGGAATGTATCCGCCGTTCGGGTGAAACTGTTAAGCCATTCGGAGAGCAATTCATTGAAACCTTGACAACAGTCGAGGTCTTAGATGATGACCCTTTGGCTTAGGGCGCGACTCGATCACCTATCTGATTGCTAAATTAAGTGTCAGACTCGGGATCGCGCCACAACAATTATTAGAGCTAGATGAAGTGATGCTAAAGAACCTAATCAAGGTTCTACAGGATGAAGCGAAGGAGATAAGAGATGCCAGCAACAGTAAAAGGCGGCGTTGAACTTCGCAAGGCATTACGTAATTATGCTCCAGAATTAGGAAAAGAAACACAAAAGGAAATTACCAACATTCTAAAGCCTGTCGTTAAAGAGGCTCGAGGATTTGTTACAGGCTCGCCATTGAGTAACTGGGCGCGTGAAGGTGGCAAGTTTCCTGTGTTTAACGCATCTATTGTAAAGCGCGGCATTGGCTACAAAACAACGCCTTCTAAACCTAATCGTAAAGGCTTTACTGCCTTAGCTCAGATTCGCAATCGTTCTGCCGCTGGTGCCATCTATGAAACAGCAGGTCGCAGAGCGCCTAGCACTAAACCATCTGCTCGCCCTAACTTTGCAGAATCAATGGGGCCACTTACAGGCTCTGGCAAGAATCGTGGACGTTTGATTTATCGTGCGTGGGAGAATGACCAAGGCAACGCTACAAAGGCTGTGCTTAAGGCCATAGATACCGCAGGTAAGAAGTTCAACGCTACAGTAGGGAAGCGATAATGGCCAATGTAGTAATTGATATTGCAGCTCAGTACACAGGCAACAAGGCGTTTAAACAAGCAGAAACTGCCACGCAAAAGCTCGAGAAGTCAGTAGGCAAGTTAGGCAAGCAATTACTCGGAGTCTTTGCTGCAAGCAAGTTATTAGCATTTGGTAAGAACGCGGCTAAAGCATTTGCAGCAGATGAGAAGGCTGCACGATCTCTTTCTTTAGCTTTAGCAAACACAGGCAATGCCTTTGCTTCCATCGAGGTTGAAAAGTTTATTGCAGACTTACAACGCGCTACAGGTGTTCTCGATGACAATTTGAGGCCCGCGTTTAGAACCCTATTGACAGCCACAGGCGATGTTAAGAAGTCACAAGATGGCTTAGCCTTAGCGCTAGACATTGCAGCAGGTACAGGCAAAGATTTAGGCGCTGTATCTATGGCGCTTGCAAAGGCTTATGGTGGTCAGACCACAGCTCTTAGCCGTCTAGGTGCAGGCTTATCTAAAGCCACTCTCGCATCTGGCGATTTAGATTTAATTACTAGTGAACTATCTAAGAAGTTCTCTGGTCAGGCGTTAGCCGCTGCCGAAGGTTATTCAGGTTC